GAAACATCAAAGTATATCGGTAAAGTTAAATATGATACTGATACTTACAATCAAACTTTAGAAGAGGCAATGGAGGCAGAAGATATACACATTGATACTTGGGCAGATGAAAACGAACCACATCAATTAACTAAAATCAAATTAAAAATGACACCTGAAGAAGAAGATAAGAATGCTAATGTTGTTAGAGATAAAGACGGCAATGCTATTGCAGTAGAGTCAATGTATGGTACTAAAGAAGAATCAGATGTTGATGTTGCTTTAAACTTACAGGCAGATTCAGAAAGAGGCAAGTAATGGCAATATCAGATTATTCCTCACACGATTGGCGTAAGCATACAGACAGCGCTGTTGTAGTAGATAAGAATAAGGCAATGCTTAAAGTTAATGAGTGTAAAGTATATTTTACGGATCCTAAAGATTTAAAGGATTACGAAGTTGATCTATCCAGATTGATAAGAGTTTTTGTAAACAATATAACAGATCATAGAAGGAGTGTTAAGTAATGGGTTTAGAAATGTTTATTTTATGCCTTTTAATACTAATGGGTGCAACCGCAGTAATATATTCAGTAGAGGTATATGCTTATGTTTGCCTAGTATTAGGGTCAATAATGAGATCAATTAAGAACTTTATTGATACAACTTTAGGTAGAAAATAATGAGTGATGTACTACTCGTGGAGGGGTCGAATCGTCAATCCTCGGTCATCCTCGGACGATTAAATACTAGAAAATCGTTGATTTTACTCACTTTTTCTATGCTTGACAAAAGCAACGATTTATGATACTATTAATCAATAAACTAACAATATAAGGGAGAAATATACAAATATGTCATTTAAATACGATAAAGAGAACTTATTTAAAGAGTTTGATGTTGCAAAACAGAAAGACATTAAACTATCAAAACTAGAAACATTAGAAGAAAAAGAGAATGATGTTTATAAGAATAGAATACAATTCTTAAAAGAACATATAGAACTAAAGAAAACAAATCCATCTTACTATTCAGATGTAGATATTAATTTTGACAACTTGTTGAGTACATACTTAACAACTAATCCTAGAGAAACCTTTTACCAAAAAGTATTCGGTAGATCATATGCTGAAGTAAGAGCAGATTCAGAACCACAATCAGTTAATGACTAAAAAAATCAAAGAGAAATATAAAAGTATTATGAGACCATCTTTTCTAAAGACACTTAAAGGATTCAAATTTCCTGACTTGACTTTAGATATAAACGGTCTTAAAAGAAATTCTATACCTACGAGTGATAGAATCCCAGGTGCTTGTGTTAAGAGAACTTTACCAAAAGTACAAATGCCTGCTGGTAAAACAATCGGTATTGCTTACAACAAAGGTAATTATCAAGTTGTTGACGCTGCCGATATTAAAACAATGGGAAGGAAAGTATGAAGAAAATACTATTAGTTTTATTCATCGCTGGATGCTTTACGTTTCAAATGTATGCCGAGTCATTAGCAGATGAAAAGAAAACAATAACTCCAAAGGAGTTTGCTACAACAATAAGTGAAGTACCTAATAAAGTAGGTAACTTTCTTACAAATGAAGTTGAGAAAACAAAAGAGTATCAAAAGAAAAGTTGGGCAGAAATGAAAACAAAATGGCCATTTACAATGTTCAAAGGTAAAGAATAATGAACGGTGATTTTGTGTGTACAAGTGCCAATGATGGCACACATTATTTCAGACCTATTTCTGCTAGAGCACAAACGCTTTGGCAGGAAAAAGGTTTTAATAATTATGTAATTGATAATAACGAAGACTATTATATTGTTAAGAGTGTTAATAGTCAGAAAATTTGTGATGAGATTAGAAAAAATAATATGGATTTTACTAGTTAGTTTATCGCTAACTAATTGTGCTAATATAAACAGATCCGAAGTAGGTGCTGTTTTAGGAACAACTACAACTACTGCTAGTTGTGTACATATGGGTGTAACTGATCCTTATGTAGTTGCTGGTTGTGCCGTAGTTGGTGCGTTTGCTGGTGCTGAGATTATGTATAAGAGTGATTATGATGTACACAATGCTGTATTTGTAGATCATTTAAACAATGGTCCAGGAACACAAAGTTATACTAATTGGTATAATCAAAAGTCAGGTAACTCTGGCGTAATCAAAATAACTAGATCATACCTAGAAGGTCCTCTTAAATGTAAAGACTATGACGCTACTATTGATATAGCAAATCAATGGCCGTTGATAGGTATAGGCGGAGTGAATAGAAGAGTCGTGTTTGGTACTGCTTGTCAGACACCAGACGGAAAGTGGTTTGAAAAACAATGAAAGATTTAATTAAACAATATTTTTGGATATTTTTTATTGCTACTATTTTATTATTATGTGGTATAGCAGTTGCTCAATCGTGTGTAGATTGTGATTTAAATAAAAAAGCATTTGAAAAACAAGCAAAAGTTATATCAGTAGAAGGTGATATAGATACAATTAATTATGATAAAGTCACCGAGATATTAGAGAAATTAGAAAAAACAGATAACGGAGTTTATTACGATAAGATTAAAACAATAGAACCTAAAAAAGTTGATGGTCAATATTGCTATATAAAAGTTGTCATTAAACAAAAAGGTGATACTATTGTTAAAGAAGAAATTTTGGAGTGTGCCGATGGTAGAAAAAAGTTTGATGGTCCTAGTTATTGGGAACTATTTGCTCAATTCTATTACCGTGATGTTAATACTCCAGAATATTGCCGATATTATACTCGGCCAAAACACGCTTTTAGGTCGTTCGGAAAAGTGTGTATGAACAAGGACGGTGAATGGGAGGTAGAATGATTAAAAATTTAATCATAATCGGACTCTTTGCTATCGTATTTACTCAAACGGACATTGGTATTACTGATGTTTTCAACTATGTTGAATTGGCGCTTGACAAAATACAAGAGATAGTATATACTATGAAAAGGAGTGTGTAAAATAAGATGATGAAGAAGATGAAGATATTATCAGTATTATTAATGTCAGTATTGCTGACCAATTGTGCTGCTAATTATAAGATAAAAAAAGAGTCAGGCAACAAAGTTGTTGATAGTGTACCAAAGTGGTATATGGCTGACATAAACGAGTCGAAGGCGTGTGATAAGAAAATCTTTGGTAAAGACAAAGATAAAGTTTGTATCTACGGTGTAGGTACTGCTGTGTCTCCAGACTTGAACCTTGCAATAGAGAAGGCAAAAATGATCGCTAAGGCGGAACTTGCTGACATTATTAAAGGTGAAATGAACAAACAATCAAAACAATTTATTACTGAACTTGGTAAAACAGAAACCAAGACAATAGTAAGTGAAGTTGAGTCTGTTCTAGTCAATGTAATTAAGGATACTAAAGTTAGAGGATATGAAATCTTTGAACAAGATGTAACCTTAACAAAGAATAACTATTATCGTGCTTGGATAGGGTTAAGACTTCCAATGGGTGAGTTTAACAAAATGTATAACTTCACTATTGAGGAGGCTGTTGACGCCTATAACTTAAAAGAAAAGGCAAATATCGCCTACGAGAACCTAATAGGTAATGAAAATGCAGATAACAATTTATAGTAAAAATGATTGTGTATATTGTACCAAGGCCAAGAACTTGGTGAAAAACCTTGGCCTTGAATACAACGAACTGAAGTTAGAGAAAGACTTTGATAATGATCCTGGCAAATTGCTAGAACACATTGGTAAAAATGTAAGGCAAATGCCACAGATCAAAATTGATGATGAACTAATTGGTGGTTATAATCAACTAGTAGAATATTTTGAAAAACAAGGGAAAGTAAATTTCAAAGGTGAAGTTAAGTAATAATATGGCAGATGATGGCAAAATCATACCGTTTCCTACGGATAAGATTGTAAATCCTAGAACTAGAGAACTTGATGAACAACGTAGAAAAATGGGTGAGAAGGTTGCTAAACAAATACAAGAACAACAAACTAAAAAATTTGTTGAAACTGCCGTTGATGATATTAGTATGGGATTATTAAAAAACTTTGTTGACTTAGCAATGAAAACAAATAATCCAGACTTTACAAAAGACTTAGCATTATTAGTAGATGTAATGCGTGGTATGATTTATAGAGATTTCAAACTACCACATCCTGCTCAGAAATTAGCAGACAAGATGGTAGTATTAAAACAAAATAAGGCAGGTACCGTATCAGCAAAACTTAATTATGCTGAGGTACTAGATAAACCTGTGAGAAATAATAGACCTATTTCTCCAGATGTTAACAAAGAATTAAAGGATCTAAATGAAACACAAGGTTTCTTTGAACCTGATGGTAATTTAGATGACTAAAAGAATTGCACAAGCAATCGCCGTGTCTGGTTGTAAAATTGACAGAAAGAGAGGGTTAAACAATAATGTTTAATTTTTTTAATAATAATAAAGGAGAAGAAGATATGGCAAGAGCTAAAACTTCAAAAACTACAAAGATCAGAAACCTGTTTGAAACAGGTGTAGATGTTTCTTGGAATCATTTAAGAAACAAATTTGATCTTAAATCACCTGCCGCTATGGTAGGAAAATTAAGAAACGAAGGTTTAATGATCTACGAAAACAGATCATCTAACGGTGTTTCTTATAGAGTTGGTACGCCTTCAAAAGCAATTTTGATCGCTGGTATGAACAAAGTGTTCGGTAAACAAGTCGCTTACTCAGCATAATTAAAATAAGTATTGGGCGCTTCGGCGCCCATACACAACTAATAAAAGAGAGGAAAAATGAGATCAGCAATTTTTAATAAGTCTAATGCAGATTTAGAAAAAGCGTGTAATGAGATTATTAATACAACTCAAAAGAATAAATCTATTAAAGTAAAACCTGCTTCGTTTGTAGGATATATAAAAAGTTTTATGATTTTTGCAATTAATAATGATACATTATATACAAACTATTTAAAAGGTCTAGGTCCTAAAAGAAAACAGGAATTAGATAATGTTTCTGAATTACAGGAAAAAATAGACAAGTATAATGATAACGCAGATTCTATAAAAGATTTTAATAGTATATAATAATGGATTTTGAACACGGATTATTAATGGGATTCATAGGTTGCACGTCAACCGTTGTAGGTTTTTTAATTGCTTTTTATTTTGCAAATAGAAATTTTCAAAAGTCGCAACGAAAAAACAAACCACTATCAAGTGTAGAAGAATCATTAAGACAATTAAATGAAGGACCTGGCAGTAAGGCAGGTGATGATTGTCAGTAAGAATTAAAAAATCAGAATACCAAGATTATGCTGATTGTATTAGAAGCGATCAAGTTTCAGCAGCAGGTGTTGTTGCATTATTCAAAGACAAAGCATTTTATAAATGGTATAAAAAGAAATATTTAAATGATACTAGTAGACCTTAATCAAGTTTTAATATCAAACCTTATGGCACAAGTAAGAGGTAAGGCAGATGTTAAACCTAACAAAGAAATGATTAGGTTTATGGTACTGAACTCATTAAGAGGTATCAACGTAAAGTTTAAAGACGAGTATGGTGAAATGGTACTATGCTCAGACGCAAGTGATCCTTGGCGTAAAGATTTTTTTCCTAATTACAAACATAGTAGAAAAGCTGCTAGACAAGATGGTCCATTTGATTGGGATAACATCTTTAATATAATAACAGAAATTAAAAAAGAAGTACAAGAGAACTTTCCATACAAAGTAATGTATGTTGAGAATAGTGAGGCAGATGATATTATTGCTTCAATTATAAAACTACAAGAGGAAACTATATATCTTATAGTGTCAGGTGATAAAGACTTTATACAACTACATCATTATGGTAATGTGTATCAATGGTCGCCTTTACTAAAAGGTTTCATAGGTGAACAAGAGGATCCTATCAAATTTTTAAGAGAACAAATAATCAAAGGTGATAGGTCAGATGGTGTACCTAATATATTAAGTGATGATGAAATATTTGTAAGAGGTGAAAGACAGAAACCTATAAGAGCAAAACAATTAGAAGAATGGTCTAATGTAGATAACATACCATTAGGATCAGAAACAAAGAAACACTATAACAGAAATAAGAAATTAATAGATTTATCGCAGATACCAAAAACGATAGAAACTAACATTATAAATACATATAAGAACTATAAAGTAAAAGACAGGTCGCTCCTGTTACCTTACTTCATAGGTAAAAAACTGAAGACATTGATAGATAAAATTAATGACTTTTAAAATGAGGATATTATGGCTATAACAAACACACAATTAAATACTCAAATGGGTACAGAAGGTTCAGGTGCTCCTACGGTACACGAGATTTTTACAAGAATCAATAACGCAAAAGACAAACCTGCTAAAATTGCAATATTAAGACAATTTGATAATAATGCAATGAGGCAATTGTTGAAAGCTGCTTTTGATCCTAAAATCAAGTTTGACTTACCAGAAGGAAATCCACCTTATATTAAGAACGAGGCGCCTGCTGGAACTGAACATACAAGTTTAGCATCCGAGGCAAGAAAACTATATCACTTTATTGTAGGTGGTAATAACACAATAAACAAGTTGAAAAAAGAAACTATGTTTATTCAGATGTTAGAAGGATTACACGAACAAGACGCTGAAGTCCTAATGGCGATTAAGAATAAAACACTTAACAATGCCTATAAAGGTTTAACAGCAAATCTAGTTAAAGAAACATTTAACTGGAATGACGACTTCGTTAGAATCAACAAATAAAAGACACATTTTATAGGGGTGTTCACGCTTTGTTCTCATAGCACACCCCTAAAAACCCTTTAAAATCAACGATTATTAACGCTTGACTTTACTCATAAAGTATGCTATAATAAATACATTATGAGAAAACAATTATTTTATACTTTTATAGTATTCGTATATATTTGGTCTTGGAGTATTTTTAATGCTGTCAATGCCAATGAGAGAATAGAAACTACAACTGGTCACGTGATAGTTGAAACCGTAAAAGGTTCAGACATAGATCAGATGAAGATTTTGGAAGGCGAACTACAAAACTTAGCACATAAGTTTGCTTTAGAAATCATACCTATTATAGAGGCGAGTTTGCCTTTAATTATGGATAGAGTTATGACAGATTTGAGATTAGAATTAGATAAACAGCACAAATGTTTATTGCTTAAAGATAGTAAGATCAAAGACAAGGATTGTCAATGATAGAGTTATTTTTAGAAATACCGATGGAACTACAAGTAATAATTTTGTCGTGTATAACAATGGGAGTTATTCAATTTATCAAAGATGAAAAAGAAAAAACTAGACAAAAATATGAAAGTGAAAAAAGTATTAAAGCGAGAACTAGCAAGTAATCGTAAATATAAAACTACCTATAAAGATATTAAAAAGTATTTCAAAGTGCTTAATAAAGCATTATTCAAAAACATATTACAACCTTTCAATGATATTCAATTGAAAGATTTGAAATGGCAAAAATGCTATGGTCAAGTTATACAATGGGAATGGAAAGGAAAAGGCACACAACAATTTCATTTACAGATGTTGCCTTTTTATAGAAATAAAAAAGAATTTGTTGAAACTCTTGCTCACGAAATGATACATTTATGGCAAATGAATCACAAGGGCGACACAGGTAATCATAATAAATTATTTTATTCATTTAGACCGAAGTTAAATAGACTTGGTTTAGATTTATAATACAAGAGAGAAAGATATATAATGGCGAGAAAAGTGAAAGAGTTAGATCCGTATATCAAGGCAAGAGTCGGTGAGGCGTTGCTTAAATTAGAAGGTCTAATTAAACCATCAAACTTACCTGGTACGAGTAGATTATATTACACAGGTCAATGGGCAAAGGACATTTATGATAACTATACACTTAAACAGGCGGCAGTTATTTTTAAAAAAGTAGAAAAATTAAAATCTAATTTAACTTTTTATCAATCAAAACTAGAAACATTTAAAGACCACGAAGGACAAGAGTGGACAGGATACGATTATTATGCCAAAAAAAATTAATTGGGACAATATATTAAACAAGGCGTGGTTATACACGAAGATATTTTTTGTATCAGGTATAATATGTGCTTTAGTATTTGCTTGGGGTACATTTAATCCTAACAAATGGTCAAAACAAAAAGTAAATGCTGAACTAGAACATTTTTACCTAGAGAAAATTAAAGATTTAGATTTAAGAGAACCTGAATTTACCTACAATGATGATATACAATTTGTTAGAGCAATGCACAAATGTATAGATTATATAAATTTCACAACACCTAAAGATAAAAGAGTACCTTGGGAAATGATTATAGGTCAGGCGGCATTAGAGTCTGGTTGGGGTTCAAGTAGATTTGCAGTTAAAGGTAATAACTTATTTGGTATTAGAACATTTACAGAAACCGTATCGCATTTAAAACCATCAGGTGTAGAAAAATGGTCAGGTTGGGGTGTAAGAGTATTTGCTAGTAAGTGTGATAGTGTAAAAGAATATATTAGATTATTAAATGAGCATCCTGCTTATAAAGAATTTAGAGTCAAAAGACAACTTATGTTAGATAAAAATAAACCATTAGACTCGTTTGTATTAATCAAAACACTAGACGCATTTTCAACTACAAAAGATTATGACAAAAGAGTCATAAGAATGATTAATAAGATCAGACAATTAGAGAAATAAATAATCCAATGTTTTTAACTTTAATAACATTTATATCAGCGATCGCTATATCTTTAATAGCGGCAGGATATTCTATACTAGGACTAGCAACATTATTTGCTGGTGCTGCCGTACCTATTATTGCAATGGGATCAGCATTAGAAGTAGGTAAGTTAGTTGCCGCTAGTTGGTTGTATCATAACTGGCGAGAAGGAATACCTAGGGCATTAAAAGCATATCTATTTACAGCAATTATTGTATTAGTATTCATAACATCTATTGGTATCTTTGGTTTCTTATCAAAGGCACACCTAGATCAAGTTAGACCTACAGGTAATAATGAGGTACAGATTGCATTAATAGATAAACAAATAAATCAACAAAATCTAATTATAGATAGAGCAGAAAATACACTTGATAGATTAGACAAGGCGTTAGATGTTTACATAGCAAAAGAATATGTAAGTAGAGGATTAAAAGAACGTAAGAAACAAAAAGAAGAAAGAGATTTTTTAAATGGTGAGATTAAAAAGGCAATGGATGAGATTGCTAGACTCACAGCAGAAAAAGGTAATATAGAAATAGAACAATTGAAGATTGAAGCAGATGTAGGACCTTTAAAATATGTTGCAGAATTAATTTATGGCGATAATGCAAAAGATCATTTTGACTCAGCAGTTAGAATTATCATATTAATATTAATATTTGTATTTGACCCATTAGCAGTTTTACTATTGATCGCTGCTAACATATCATTAAGACAATGGAGAATAAAGAGAAATGAAAAACAAAAGATCAAAGACGAGGAAGAGAAGTCTGCCAAAAAACAAAAAGATTGGCAGAAAGAAGCTATTAACGCAAAAGTTAGAGCGAAAAACTACCGAGATAAGCAAAAAATTTATAAAGACTTTTTTAACAAGTTAGGCAAAAGACAATTGACTAATAGAGATTATGAAGACTTTTTTAGCAGTATGAACGCTGAAGAATTGAAAAACCTAGGTCTGGATCCAGATGAGATCAGACTTAAATTAGATCAAATAATGGAGTTTAATGACCCGAATAACAATCCTAATAAGTAGTTTACTATTACTAAATGCGTGTGGTACTTTACCTGCCGTTGTAGGTACATCTACTACTACATACGAATCATATAAGACAATTACCTATATTAAGGGTGGTGTTGATCTAGGTCTTGCCGCTAACGATAAAAAAACAACAGACGATCAGTTTTTATCTAAAATTACAGGTTATGATTGCAAGATTCGTAGGGTTTTGAAAGACGGATTAGAGGCAATATGCCAAGAAGTAGAGTATAATCAGAAACATCCTGTGCTTGACAATGGTGAAAAAAAGTGATATATTAGTAGTATGAATTTAATCTATACAAAACAAAGACAAAATGAACTAGTAAACAATGCCGCTAAGTGTATGAATAAGGCACAATCAAAGTGGGCAAAGATGTTCTGGACAGGTGTATGGAAACAATTGTGTATAAAGTTTGGGAAAGTTAATTAATGAATATATTTTACGTAGATAAAAATCCTGTAACCGCTGCTAAGATGATGTGTGATAAACACATAATCAAAATGATATTAGAATCTGCTCAAATGCTATGTACAGCAAAAAGAGTGTTAGACGGCAAAGAATATTTTGATACAACTAAAAACGGTCGTAAGATAAAAAGATGGCGATTAGATGATCCTGATGAAGAAGCAATTATATACAAGGCAGGTTGGTTAGGTCACCCTAGTACACAATGGGTTATGAAATCTGCTTACAACTATGTATGGTTGTATAACCATATGATGGCACTAAACCAAGAATACAAATTAAGATGGCAAAAGAAAGTTAATCATACATCAATTGATAAATTGAGTTTTATATTACGTAACCCACCTAAAAATGCTAGAATAGATGTTGTGGGTACAGACGCTACACCAGCAATGCCAGATCATTGTAAGATACCAGGTGACGTTGTAGGGTCATATAGAAAATACTATATACTAGAGAAAAAAAGATTTGCTAAATGGGAAAAACCAAATGCAGTAATGCCAGACTGGTACAAAGAAGGAATAAATGCTTGATTATATATTAAGAGGTGGTGTAACACAACACGCTGATTTTTTCTCACCAGAAAAATTTGAAAGTATAAAGGAAGATATAAAAACTTTTAAATGGGAAGAAACACATCAACCATTAAAAATGAAATATGGTAATAGATTTCAAGGAATGCCTTGTTATCAATATGAGTACAAAAAAGAGAATGATTATATAATTAATAGATTAGAAAGTATTATACAATATAATATTACTGATTTTAATTTAATTGCAAGAAAAATTTTAATAAGTGAAATAAAAGCATCCACACAAGACTTTAGTAAATATGGTTTTGTACATAGAGATTATCCTGCTGATACACCACAAGAACCTTTAATTGCAGGTATGATGTATTTTGACCAATCTTATGATGGTGGTACAGCATTTTTTCATAATCAAATGGAGAAGGCACCTGACTCATATGTAAGTGCTTTTCCTAATAGATTAGTTTTATATCACGGTGGTAGATACCACGCAAATTGTTTTGATTATACAATGGAAGAAAGAATAACATTTTCCTTTTTCTTTAAATTAAAACAAATGGAACAACCAAAACAAGATATACAATTAAACAATGAGAGGATACCTATAATATAATGGCACAAATGGATGATATGGAACAATTGAGTTACGAAGAAAGTAAAAGACAAGCAAAAGAAAGACGAGATAAAGGTAAGAATATGATTAGACCATTTACTTTTGATGAAGAAAAAATATTAAGGGACGGTCTATTTCATAATAACGTAGAGGATTAATATATGACAGAATTTACTAACGGAATATTTAAAACAATTGCAAGTACGAGTGCTGGTAGAGCATTAGTATATACATTAGGTCATATTATAATTGCAATGGGTGTTGTTAGTATTGTAACTGGTGCTAGTCTATTTGAGGCAGGCATAGTTGCGTTGGTTGAACCAACAATAAATGGTGTGTGGTATTATGCACTAGATAAAATGTGGAGTACATATTTAAATGGCAAATAAAAGAGAAAAAATTTATGAAAGAAATCCTAATACAGGAGTTATTAGATGGCGATATACAGATGAGTCGCCTGACAAATTTGGATGGCCAAACTATGGTAGAATATTAAAGGAGAAGAAAAATGCGAAAAGAAATAATAGAAGGTCTTAAAAAACACGCTGAAGGACATATAGCAAAACACAAAGCAAATGTTGAAGTGTTATTAGAGAAAACTGCTGGTATAGCAGAGCATCCTGATACACTAGAAACAATTGAAAAAGAGTTAGGTATAATTGCTGAGTATGATGACCAATTAGAAATGTTGAATAAATATTTTTAATGCCACAATATACTTTCTTTAATAAAAGAACTCGTAAAGAGTTTACAGACTTTATGAGCATATCTGAAAAAGAAGAATACCTAGAGAAGAATCATCATATTTCACAAGTTATTGTTCCAATAAATATAGTTGCAGGAGTTTCAGGACTTACGCACAAAAATGA